GCCCACGATCCGCTGGGGCCGTCTGGTGATGGCAGCGATGGGCTGATTGCGTGTGGGTCGTTTACTCAGCCGGCATCTGGGAATGCTGCGGTTAATCTTGGTTGGGAGCCTCAGTGGCTTCTGTGTAAAAGAACTGACAGCACAAGTGCTTGGTTTCTTGTTGATGTAATGCGGGGCGCTACGAACAGCACTTCGTATTCCAACGTGCTATACCCCAACTACTCTGACGCAGAAAATGTTGGGGGCCTTGTTGCATTTCCAACGTCAACAGGATTTGAGTTTTACTCAAGCCCAAACGCCACCTACATCTACATCGCCATCCGCCGTGGCCCGATGCGTGAGCCGACGAGCGGGACGGAGGTGTTTGCGCCTGTGCTCCCAAGCACAACAACAAAGCCGCTTTACCAAACTTCTTTTCCCGTTGATGTGGTCTTAGATATGCAGAGGTTGGGTGGAACCCATTATTTTGTTGACAGGATGCGTGGCACAAAACTACTTGCTACATCTTCGACAGCAGCAGAGGCATCAAATACCTCTTATACCTTAGATTACCAAAACGGTGCGTTTAATCTAACTGCCGGAAGCACCTCTTGGTATGTCGGGCAGTGTTTCCGTCGCGCCCCCGGCTTCTTCGATGTGGTGGCGTATACTGGGGCGGGAAGTTCTGGCCGTCAAAAAACGCATAACTTAGGTGTTGCGCCTGAGTTGCTAATTGTAAAATCCAGATCAAACGTGCAAGCGTGGTCTGTTCTATGCACACTTAATGGCGGGCTTCAGGGGCGACTAAACCAAGCAAGTTCTTTGGGACCCCCCTCTTCTGCCATATGGGGTGACGGATCGTCATACGTTCCACCAACAGATACCATATTTACAGTAGGCACTGACAACGAAACAAACGCTACTGGCTGGACCTACATCGCCTACCTCTTCGCTACACTTGTAGGCATAAGCAAGGTCGGCAGCTACACGGGCAACGGCTCGTCGCAGACCATCAACTGCGGCTTCACGGGCGGTGCGCGTTTTGTCCTCATCAAGCGGACAGACAGCACGGGCGATTGGTATGTGTGGGACACGGCTCGCGGCATTGTCTCGGGCAACGATCCGCATCTGTCGCTGAACACGACCGCCGCAGAGGTGACATCGGACGACACCATCGACCCCGACAGCAGCGGCTTCATCGTCAATCAGGTGTCGGCGACCAACGTGAACGTGTCGTCTGCAAGCTACATCTATCTCGCCATCGCATAGGAGGATCAACTATGGGCGACTATCGGCACAGAACTACAGGCGAAGTGAAATCGCAGGGCGAGTGGCGTCGGCATCATGCCAACACGTCGTTCCCCCGCGTCTGGACGCAGGCCACGCTGGACAGCCTCATGCTCGATGCGGTGTTCCCCACGCCCCAGCCGGACGCAGGCCAGTATCAGACCGCCGTGCGCGATGGCGTCGAGCAGGATGCCAGGGGCAATTGGATCGAGCGGTGGACGATCCGCGACATGTTCGCAGACTACACCGACGACGAGGGCGTGACGCATACGAAGGCCGAGCAGGAAGCTGCGTATCAGGCTGGCCTCGATGCAACAGCGGCTACGAGCGTGCGTGCAGAGCGTGATCGTCTGTTGGCAGAGACTGACTGGATCGTCATCATGCACACCGAGAAGGGCACGAACATTCCGGCTGCGTGGGAGATTTATCGTCAGAGCCTGCGCGACATCACGAGCCAGCCGGGCTTCCCACATACTATCAACTGGCCGACTAAACCTGAGTGATCCCCATGAATACACTTGTCTCTGCTCACCAGCGCCTTGATCGTCTGGAACCCAAGGTTGACCAGTTGGAGAAGGATGTCGCATCCGTGAAAACTGAGGTTCACTTTCAATTCAAAGAAGTGTTCCATCGTGTGAAGCGGCTTGAGGCAATCCTGATCACTGCCGCAGGCACGATCGTCATGCTGCTTGTCTCTGTGCTTCTGAAGATGGAATAAAATGTCGTGCTTGATCCTGTAAGCGCCATAGCTCTTGCTTCGAGCGCCTACAGTGCGATCAAGAAGGGCATTGAACTTGGGCGAGAGCTTCAAGACATGGGTAGTCAACTGTCCCAGTGGGCCAGTGCTATCTCTGACTTGGAGTATTTCGAGAGAAAGGCAGAGGACCCACCTTGGTATAAGGCGTTCAATGGCAGCGCCCAAGCTGAGGCTATGGAGGTCTTTGCTGCCAAGAAGAAGATAGAGGCGCAGCGCAACGAGCTTCGCACCTACATCCAGTTTAGCTACGGCCAGAGCGGGTGGGATGAGTTCCTCAAGATGGAGGCTGACATCCGCAAACGGAGGCAGGCTCACGAGCATCGCAAGGCAGAGATTAAGGAAATGATAATCTCGGGCCTTCTCATCTTTCTTATGGTATCAAGTATCTCGGTCTTCCTTGCAGTTGTCCTGTGGCTCTATGTGGAGCAGAACAAATGACCCCTAAGAAGTTAGAGCCAGATAGCCTGTTGGATGTTGCCGATCTTGATGGAGATGGAGTTGTCACTAACTCCGAAATCAACCGGCACGAGAAACTGCTTCGCATAGACAACTGGGACAAGCAGCAAGATCAGCAAAGACAGATGGCATGGGTAGCTATGGGGTCGATGGTCTTACTGACGCTGGGTCTGATTCTGCCAATCCTGCCGACTGAACGTGTAGAAGTGCTGAATGGCCTGATGACGATGTTCTACACCTCTCAAGCTGCGGTGGTCGCTGCCTTCATGGGAGCAAGTGCTTACGTCCGCACACGCGAGCGGAGCCATGAGGATTAACATCCTCCTACTGCTTTTGCTTCTTAGCGCCTGCGGCGCGTTGCCTCTTGGAATGTTGGGTGGCGGCGGGCCGAATGTAGCTGCGAATGTTCAGGCTGGTAAAGAGAACACTCAGCAAGTTGTAGCCAATCAAGAGCGAACTGAAGCTGGCCGTGACATCATCACGGAAACCAAACAGATCGAAGCGGCTTCGGTCGAGAGCGTGACGATCAACAATGTCCAAGACATCCCGATTTGGATATGGATCGCGCTGATTGTGGGTTGGGTTCTGCCGTCTCCAAGTGAGATGGCCCGCAGTTTCGTGGACTTGTTCAGGAGAAAGAAGTGAAAGAGAACTTTGACGATTGCTTGGAGATGCTCCTCAAGCACGAGGGGGGCTACGTCAATCACCCCAAAGACCCCGGTGGCGAAACCAACTTGGGCGTGACCCGCAAGGTTTGGGAAGAGTGGATCGGCAAGCCTGCTGCACCTGATGCGATGAAAAAGCTGACAGTGAAGGATGTCGCTCCTCTCTACCGCAAGATGTATTGGGACAAGGTGCGTGGCGACGACCTTCCCGGTGGCGTCGATTGGGTGGTCTTTGATTGGGCTGTGAACTCTGGCGTTGGTCGTGCAGCGAAGACGCTACAGAAGATTGTTGGCGTGAAGCCTGATGGTGACATTGGCCCTGCAACCTTGACGGCTGTTAAGAAGATGAACCCAAAGGATGTTGTGCATGACGTAACTGACGCGCGAGAGGTTTTCTATCGTAGCCTTCGCACGTTTGACACCTTTGGTCGCGGCTGGCTTCGTCGCAATGAAGAGACGTTACATTCGGCTCTTTTATTGACTTGAACTTACCATGCCGATCTGATTACTAGCCATCGGCGGGACGCAATGGGACACTTGCGTTCCGCACGAACTCCGCAGGCTTGGTGAAGATGAACCCCGGTGGGGTTTTGATTGGCTTTCTTAGAAGCCGATAGACGTTTGTGTAGTCTATCTTCAGAAGCTTGCTGATGTCCTTCATCGTGTGGCCTTGAGCGTAGGCTGCTTCGATGAAGCGGTTGCGGGCATAAGCTGCTGGTATCTTGACCTTACCCGGTCCAGTGATCTTGTGGCCGTAGGTTTCTTCGTAGGCTTTGAGCATTGATTCGAGGGTCATGCGATTCTCCAAAGAAAAAGGGCGGGTATGACACCCGCCCAGTTGAGGTTCACAGGGAGAACAGGTGTGTCTTACCACGGAACATCGTCATCCACAAACTTCGTTTGCTTGACGGCTGGCGCTGGCTCTGACTTGCGGTTGTCGCTGATAGACAGGCTCATGTAGGGCTTGTCACCCTTCATCTTTCTCCATGCGGCAATGCGCCGCGTCTCGTTGAAGGGGCCAGTGTAATCGGGCGAACCTTCGCTGTCTTTCTTGGTGTTGTCGAAAAGGACGCCAACCTTGGCATAGACCTCGATGAGTTTCTTGTCGTCTTTGGTTTTGTCGCTGACAAAGATCACTTTCATGTCACGACCGTTGTCGTTGACCTTGCCTTGAAGGATCATCTTCTGCGTGTCGAAGGGTGCAAACGCAGCGCCGCGATTTGTTTCGTCATAGTCTGCCATGCTTCTGGCTCCTCTGTTGATTACCAATCTTCCGACTTCTTGCCCGAGTCAGCGGCATACTTGTTGCCGTCCATCTCGCCAAGGAACACATCGGCGTTGAAGCCGAGGTGAGACAGGGCCTTTGTCAGGCCATCCGTAACAGCCATCTTGGGGCCGTCTTCGTTGATGCGTCCGTTCTTTGCATCAAAGAACTTACGGCATCCGGGAAAGGGACCGAAGGTATTGGCTGGCGAGCCGTGCCATACGCTCACATCGCAGACGACTGCGGTATCGCCATTGGATAGGTTGATGAAGTGCGTTGCGCTATGCCATCCCCAGCCTTCGCCGACAGGACCAAACTGATCGGTGGCCGATCTGATTTGATACTGCGGGTCGATAGCTGTGAAGCCGCGCTGACCGAAGCTTACCTTCTTCAGATACTTTGGGTCTGACTTGCAGACCCTGTTCCAGAGTTCGAGACTCATCACACTCTCCTTGTGGTTATACGCAGCGAACCATTCTTGGCTCGCTTTACTGTGAGTAGGTCGCAGTAGACTTCCCGCTCGTTGTCCCCGACCATGTTCTTGAGGTCATCTTTGGCTAGGGCAAAGGCTTTAGCGGCTGACTCGTTTTCGATGTAGTCGTGAGCAGCCGCAACGAAGGCGTTGTCTTTGCTGGCGTCACGGCGCACCATCTTGTCCACCTCGATCTTGTCGATTGAAATCGACGGGACCGAAACACCAATAGGCTCTCTATCGCTAGTAACGTAACCCCAGAAGTCTGACACCACCGCCCACATTGAATTGAAATAGTCGTCGTTACGCGCGACATAGGCTGACTCCCACTTGTTGTTGCCAAACAGAGCGGAGACGTAGACGCCCGCAGCTTTCCCTAGCCGTGCATAGGCTTGGATTTGAGGCATGTAGTATTCGATCACATGCTCCATGTTGTTCATCGCATGAGTGTGCTTGCACTCAACGATGGCGTTTTCTTCCATCCAATACGCATCGACGGTCCCGGCCAGAGGAACCCCGCCAATCTCTTCTCGGAATGTCTCTTGCCGCCAGTCCAGCTTGCAACTGTGCTGACGCTCGAACCAAGAGATGTTGAACTGCTCGGTGAAGATGCCAAGCTGAACAGCGATGTTGTCGCTTAGGTCTTCAGCTTCTGCGCGGCCAGTCTTCACCAGCCATAGATCGAGCCAGTCTCCTTGCATGATCTTCACGCAATCGGACCCGCCGATGAACCCTTTTCTTTCCATGTTGTTCTCCCGTTTGTTATTGGTATCCTACTGCATATGTGCAGCAGGCGCAACAGAATACCTGTCAAGCTCCTCGTCTGTGACGCTGGTGTTGGCGATGAATTGCTCGCGGAGGGTGCCGTAGAGGTAGGCTTCCGGGATAGCCTCACGGCGCTTTACACGGCGCTCGTTGATCTTGAAGGGGTCGAGGTAGAAGGGATTGGAGTTGACCGTCTGCGGCCCTTCTCTGAGCGCCTGAGAGGCCCCGTGTGCGGCGGTGATGAAGTCCTTCACGACGGGCAGGGTGCGACTGCGAGCCGTCCGGGCAATCTCCTTTGTCATTGAGGACAGGAGATTGCCCAACGTCTCGCTTGAGAGGTTGGAGGGTAGGTTAGAGTTGACGGCTTCGATGGTGTCGGTTGCGGCGATCTTGGGGTCAACGCCTGTTGGTGGCGTGAACCGAGTGAGCATGTCGTCTTTGAACCACTGTTTGATGACAGCGATGCGTTGTTCGTAGTTCATTTGTAGAACCTCTGGTTTGGGTAGTATTCTTGGAGCTTGCCGTCTTCCACGGCGCAGCGCAGTAGCTCTCTGGCTACATTCTGAAACGGCTCTCTACATTTGGCCGCGTGTTGGTTGATCGCATCGAAGACATGCTGATCCATCGTGATGCAGATGCGAGGATCGCTGTCGATGTAGAGGTAGTGTCCCTGTGCCATTACACATCCTTCCACGGGTCCCAAGGCGGAACGTCGCCCCTGAGTTTAATGAGTTCATTCTCATTCTCTGACCACTTCTTGCGCCAGAACTCTGCGCTACTGCGCCAGTAGTTCACCTGTTTCTGTAGCTCTTGAAGCTGGCGCTGAAGTTCTTCAGTCATCTTTGCGGCACTCTCCTGCGATGGCTGCGTAGGCGGCGGCATCAACGTAATTGTCTTCGTGGTAGGGCCAGCCATTGTTTGAGCGGGCCATCTTCAGAAGCACCATCATCCATGCGACCGACTCAGGTGTAAGCGTCACGCCGCAGTCGAGGTAAGTAGTCCACAGTTCAGCGATTCGTTGAAGGTTAGGCTTCACCGGACCGTAGCTATCTTGCCGCTCGCCGCCTGTCACCTCGGCGGCTCGGGCAAGAATACGCAGGCGGGCTGGGGTGTCGTCGGTCATTTGTTTCTCCATTTCTTTAGCACCTGCTCGATGATGTCGGCGCGGTTGCGGCGCGTTTTGATTTTGCCTTCGCGGAGTTGAACCATCGCATCGGTAAGAAGATAGACAGCCGTGTCCAGCATCTCTTCCAGCGCCTCAATGCGGTCGGCTGCTTCGAGAGCATCATCATCTTCCCACTCAATGCGCTTGTATCCGTCAATAAACTCAAACTCTTGCCGCTTTCGCAGCCGCTTCACCAGTTCCTCGTCGGTCATGGCTTGTCTCCGTTCAGTTCTGCGAGGGTGGCGCGGGCGATGTCATAGGGGTCGTCGACATAGGGGGCCTTTCCAGCGATTTTGTCTAGCGCCGCCACCGCCTTCGCCAGCTTGTCCTTCAGCTCGTCAATCCTCACCTTCGCCCCGTCGCGTGCGGCCCACGCCCCCCTCATCCACGCAATCCTCAGGTCGCAGTCCTCGCCCAGCGGGCAGTGCTTCTTGGTCACAGCGTCCCCTCCTCCATCTTCCTGAACACGACCTTGAACGCTTCGATCACGGCCTCTTCAATCCGGCGGGCCTCGGCGGTGGGATCAGCACTGGCTGAAATCTGGTCACTGTATCGCACACCATGATCGCGGTCGGATCGAGGTGCTTGATGTAGATGTCCTGCATCTCTTTGCATTGGTCCATGTCCCTGTAGACGCCGACGTATCCTGTGTCGGCGGTGATGCTTGTGCTTGCGACGACTGCCAGAACAACGAGCTTCATTGGTTACTTTCCGTTGTTCAGTGGGTCTTGGACAAGGCGAGACGCCATGTTCACAAGCTCTTTGATTTCGTTGGCGCGAGCAGTGTTCCACTGGTGCCCGCCTGCCTTGTCGTTGCTGATGATGTCAGCCACTCGCTCGATGCGGTGCAGGATAGTCAACAGTTCCTTAGTCATCGTCGTCCCCTATAAGTTCCCACCCTACTTGCGGCAGGCGTGATGATTTCATGCGAACAGATCGCACCTTCCTGATTGTCTGAAGCCGTCGCAGAGCGTTGTTCAAAAGCTGAGACGGAACACTTGGTATCCTCTTGCTGATGTCCACCATGCTGAGTGTTCCATCTGCAAGGACAGCCAAGCAAAGCGCCTCGATCTTGAGGTTCTCTGGCGTAGCCTTGCGGGATATTTCACGCATCTTGACGATGGTGGTTTCCTGCACCTCGATGCTCTTGGGCAAGGCGGCACGATGTCCTTCGCGCATAGCTTGCTCGCGCATCAGCTTGCCGATCAGTTCCTCTCTGCTCATTGCAGTTCCTTGAGCTTTTCTTTGGCAAACCTAAGTTCAGAAAGAAGATCAAGTTTCTCATGCAGAACACGAGATATGATCTGCTCTAGTCGAGCAATCTCGCTGCGCTGCTTTGCGATCTTGCTCTGCAATGAAGAAATCATCTTGTCGTCAGTCATATGTCACCCCATGCGGTTGCTTCAGTTTCGTCCAGCCATCGCTCGCCGTGCAGCCATGTCGAAGCGTGAGCAATGTAGGCTATGTCCTTGCCTCTGACTTGCTCGGCATACTTCGTGACAGCAGAGACAAGCTCATCCTTGGTGGCCTTGCGAAGAGCAGCCTTGAAGGCGGTGCGCGCTTGACCCTTGCCAACCTTGCGAGGATAGACAGACCAGAACTCCTCGAACTCGATGAGTATATCTTTGTTGTTCTCTGACTGGTTCATAGTGATAGGTTCGTCTCTCTGTGAGAGAGAGGGGGGTCTCTCTGTCAGAGAGAGGGGTCGCTCTGTCAGAGAGAGGGTGTAGAGCGTAGACTTCTGGTCGCGCTGGTCACGCCTGATGAACCCACCTTCTTCAAGAAGGTGCAGGCGACGAGTCACTGTCGCCATGCTCATCTCAGTGTCTTCGCAGAGGCGGGCTAGGCTGGGCCAGCATTGGCCTGTGTCCTTGTCTGCTCGGTCAGCCAAGGCGACAAGGAGAAGCTTGGCTAGTGGATCACCGATCTTGGTTTCCATAGCCCAAGCCATATGCCTAAACGACATTCGGCCAGTTCTCTTGATCCATGTCGAGCGAGTAGAAGCCGACACGAATACCATCTTTGACCTCGATGCGCTCGCAATAGATATGCCAGCCAAGCTGGCGAAGATCATAGATGCGGCCAGCAAGACGGAAGCACCCGAACATCTTGAGTGCATCCATCGGAGTGAGGGTCTTGCCTTCCTTAAGGTAGGCTAGAACTTTTTGGTTTTGGGTTTCCATCGTTGTTCTCCATCAGGGTTGTGAACATGTCGCCGCTCATCACAACGACGATCTGCGGACTTCCTGTCCGTCTCTTGTAGAAAGCCAAGTCTCGATTCTCCAACACAGTGAAGGGGCTGGGGAAGCGATTGGTCGTGCGATACTTGATCTCTGCGATCAGGTCTTTGCCTTTGAGCTTGAGCTTAAGATCGCCAGTAAACTCTCCTCCCAAGCTTCCTGAGAGGGGCTGTCGCTTTGCTTCGATGCCTTGGTCGGCAAGCCACTTGACGAACCACTTCTCGTGGTAGGTTCCTTTAAGCTTACTTTTGCTTGCCATGTGTCGGCCCTGTAGCAAGTGGTGCAGATGAACCAGTGCTTGTTCATCGTCCTTTCGTGATCCGGCTTGACGATGGCGACATAATACTCGCTGCTGATGTTGCAGCTTTCACACGTCCTCCACCCGTTTTGTGATCGTGATTTCGTAGCCAAGCGACTCAAGCCAGCACATCAACATGAAGCCAGAAGGGATACGCTTGTGCGTCTCCCACTTGTGGATCAGCGAAGCCGTGCATCCGATCTTATGCGCCAAGTTTTCTTGGCTTAAACTGCGCTCTGACCGAGCGGAGATTAACTCGCTGACCAGAAGCTCGTAGTTCCTCGGTATGCTGACGGGCTTGTTGAAGTGCGTGAAGCTTTTCAATCGCCTCCATTACCCTTCGTGCTGTGTCATGGCGAAGCTCGGTGTCGCCATGAATGGTTCGATAGTATGTCGAGGTCGGTATCTCTGCTGCCTTGAACGCCTTGAGCAGAGAGATACCGATGGACTCGGCGGCTTCAGAGATGAGTTCCAGATATGACTTCATGCCCGACTAACTGCATAGTCGCAGCGGTTAGTCAAGGTCCAAGACTTGACCTGTCCCGCCGCAGCACTCGCAGATGTCGGTCACATCTTTGAGGTAGCCATAGGGATTGCTTGCGCTCATCGGAACAGCTTGCTCGTAGATGCACTCGCCAGTTCCGTCGCACTCGGGGCACTCCTTACGAAATTCAGTAAGGTATGTGGTCGTCCACAGGCTCGGCAGCATAGGACTCCTCCCACTTTTCTGTTGCTCGACGCAGGAATTTTTCCTTGTTGAATGAAGGGTTTGCAGCAGCAAGTTCATCTGCAATGAGGTGAAGATGGGTGGGCCAGCTTACGACTGGCCCAATGATGTCTGCGAGTTTGGCGGTGCTGATCCGCATCAGATTGCTCCTTCTGTCCAAAGCTTGTGGCGCATGGCCGAAGCGATAGCGTCTTCGCGGTTCTTGCGCGTGACTTCCGGGTTGCGTGTGTCGGAGGTGTGGCTGGCCCAGTAGGTGAGGCAGTTGTATAGCGCCCACTTGTTGCTGCCGAGTTCGTTGGTTTCGTTGTCGTAGATTTGCAGCAGTTTCTCTAGCTGACGCTCGTTGGTTTTGGTTTCGAGGCGCTGTTGTGTAGGTGCTTTGGCAACAGTTTGCTTGAAGAAACTCTCAGCAAAGTCACGCTCGATGTGCGTGTGCATCCACTCACGCCAGACATCAGGCTGAGAGATGAAGGTCTGAAGGCCGATGCTGATCTTGCTGGCGCTGCCTTCGACGCTGATGGATTGGGTGTGCTTGAAGCGAGAGGATGCCACGTTGTCGGGGCGAGTGCAGCCGTTGAGGCAGAAGAGGCGCAGACCATCGGCTGACTGTGAGAAGGACCAGCTTGCATCGTAGCTGTTGAAGAAGTTGACCCTGAACTTGACGTAATCACCGACCTTGGGTTGGACGACAAGATCGTTGAATAAAATCTCGCCACGCAGTTTGCGACCGCCGTCGATGACATGCACTTTGAGGTCGTGGTCACGAGGCATGTTCGCTTCTTTGACTGCATCGAGGATGCTGTTCACCACATCATCGTGCTTGACCATCGTGTAGCGAGAGCCATGAACACCAAGCACCACGTTGTT